CCACCTGGATGGCGCAATCGATTCCCTCGGCCGTGAAGTTGGGCGAGCGATCATGCAATACCCATTCGACGCTGACGTTCGGGTAGCGCGACAGGTACTTGCCGAGCGGAGCGATCAGCTGGTCCTGGCCTGCTGCTGGGCATTCTGCTCTCGCGGGTCATGAGCGGCCTGATCGCCGAGCAATTCGGCTGGCGTGCCGTTTATGCGCTCGCGGCTGGCTCGATTGGCTTGATCTGGCTCGCCGCCTGGCGCGGGTTGCCACGGTTCTCCCCGACTACGTCGCTGGGCTACGGCGCCTTGCTCGGCTCCATGCTCAAACTCTGGTCGCTACATCCGTCCCTGCGCCGCGCGGCCGTTTCCCAGGGCCTGTTGTCCGTTGCCTTCAGTGCATTCTGGTCGACGCTCGCCGTTATGCTGCATGCGGATTTCGGACTCGGTAGCGCCGCGGCCGGCGCGTTTGGCCTTGCAGGTGCCGCTGGCGCACTCGCCGCACCCTTGGCCGGTCGCCTGGCCGATCGCCGCGGACCGGAGGGCGTGACACGCCTGGGCGCGGCCCTGACTGCCGCATCCTTCGCTGTCCTCGGCTTGGTCGGAGTGGTGCCGCCGGAGATCCAGTTGGGCGTGATTGTGGTGGCCGCCATTGGCTTCGATTTCGGCATCCAGGCGACCTTGGTCGCTCATCAGACCATCGTCTACGGCATCGACCCGCCGGCGCGCAGTCGCTTGAATGCTGTGCTGTTCACCGGTGTTTTCCTAGGGATGGCGACCGGCGCGGGGCTGGGCAGCCTGGCGCTTGGACAATGGGGCTGGAATGGCGTGGTCGTGCTGGCGACCCTGGCATCCATAGGCGCACTGGCGGCGCGTCTTGTACGACGGGTTGCACCTTGACCGCCACCGAGCTCGGCCGATGCCACGAGATGCGCGCCGCTACGTGCATCTGCGGCATCTCCTCACAAGCTGCTCGGCTGAATTGGTCGCCGGAGTATTGCGAGCTCAGCCTAAAACGAAAAAGGCCCGCATTTCTGCGAGCCTTCAATCGTGGTGCCGGCACCAGGAGTCGAACCCGGGACCTACTGATTACAAGTCCGCGCTGCGCTCCAGGTGCGACGCGGAAAAGGCGCTGATCCCTTTGTTTTCAGATATATATGACAATATGCGTTGGCCATTTTGCTATCGGGTGTGGACGTTATGTGGACGCTCGACATGCCGCCTCATTTCACGCCACAACAAAACCTTTCACAACGTGCAATTGCCTCTCACCCGCTGAACCCCGCGCACCTGCTGGGCTGAGCCTGTCCTTTCACCACTCACTCCGGTTGCATAAAAAACACACGCAAAGCCCGTCGGCGGGAGGGGGATAAGTGCGTTTTGGCGCTGGGTTTTCGGGGCGGGGGGATTTTTCGGACGCGGTGATACCAGGCGGTTGCGGTTCCGCTCCCGCCCGGGTGCGCCTTCGGTTATCGCCTTCGTTGAACCCAGTACTCACGTCGCTGCCAGTAGCTCCCGCCACCCGGCAAGGGCACGCAGATTGGCTGGACGACCAGTTCATATTCAACCTCGGCGGGTTTGTGTTTCGTCTCGTTCTGCTGAGTCATGGCTACCTCCGATAGCGCTGGGATGATTCAGAGGCGATGCTACCGGGGCGGATGGGCGGGATTTCTTCGGGGTTTCCGAATACCGCAACACGATGATCCGCAGGGCTAGATGGCGTTCGCGGCCTGTAATTTGCCGGGTGCCAATAATGCGCATAGACGGAGGGGGAGAGAGCGATGCTGAAGGTGAGCTATCGGGAGCCTGAGCAGGAGCTGCAGCAGCAGATCCTAGTGGAGGCGCCGCCAGTGGTATCAGAGGCGGTTGCGTTGCTGTGGATACTGCAGAGCATGGAGAGCAGGGGAGATGCGGTGAACGCTGACTGGACAGCCGATCTGGCAACGCTACGAAAGCAGATCGCTGCAGTAGGGGTGACAGACGTAACGTGGGAAGTCGTCTAGGCCAGAAAGACAAAGGGCGCCTTTCGGCGCCCTCATTCCATCAGTTTCGTGGCTCTTCTTTCGGTCCAGCTAGGATGCTCTGGATATAGCTAATCACAGCCCCACCGAACGCGCTGCTGAACAGCATTTTGTCAATCGACTGGATATCTGTATCAGACAACCATCGGCACATACTCGGTCCAGCTAGATGCCAGAAGCGAATCGTTAGCAGAATACCCAAGAGCACCGCTCCGACACGCAACGCGTAGATAACGATGCGATGAACTTCCCGCCGCACATGCTTAGGGGTAGCGCCCTCGAGCATTTCCTGCTCTTTCGTAGCCTGACTGTCAGGAACCACTGGTGGCGGGTTTGCCCCGATGGCGGAAAAGTCTTCAGGCATTCTGCTTGGAGGCCTGAATTTTTTCGCGGTAGTGCCGCTCGATCAGTTCGTTGGAAATAATCGGCTGTGCATAGCTATTCCCGTCGCAATCTCTCCAGGTAATGTCCCATGGCGTGTTGCGCTGGTGGGTCATCGCGGAGAGCTGAAGGCCGTCGTAACGAGAATAGGTTTTCCAAACGTGCTCGAGCAACGCCAAAGAGTTCTCGTCAGGCGCAGGGTTGGCCTGGTCACCGATAATCCCATAGCCATCGATAAAACCTGTCACGTTGTTTCGGCCGTAGCGTCGGATGTTTCGATACAGCTCCGGGATCACTGGCCCATATCGCCACGCTTGTACGCCGTCATCGATGAGGTTCTTGTGGAAATAGCCCCGATGCCAGCCGTGCGCGATGTAAACGAGCTTGATCAGCTTCATAGGGGTCAGAGAAACCCCTTCGTTGAAGGACTTCTGAATAAAGTAGTTTGCTACAGCTTCGGACGAAGCCATGTGCCTAACCTCCTTCCCCAGTTGCCATGATCGTATCGAGACGATATCCCATTTTGGGGCGCGCGATGATACTCATTTCATCTGCTCATGGGAATATATACAGTATATATGGCATTTATGGGGCAGCCGTCACCGTTTTCAACGCCCCGGACAGATGAGCGGCTTGTTGTGCCTTCGCCGTAAACCCACTCGCATCACCCGGGCTCGGCGTCGGCCCCGGCTGGTGAGTGTGCCCAGCCAGCTGCGTGTTCATCGCTTCCACCAGATCGAGCAGATCGCACACCACCTGGAGCAGGTTCACGTTGGCAGAGCCCAGCCACGTCTTCGGCGCGATGCTGCGGCGGATGCCCTGGATGCGCTCCTGCATATCGCCGCCGATCGTGGCGTTGTGCTTCTGGCCCACCACCAGGTTGAGGTCGCGGCCGGTGGCCTGGTGCAGGTCGTCCACCGCGGCGAGGCTGGCGGAGCCGCCGGATAGCAGCTTGAGCGCGCCCAGCGCCTCGACTTTCTTGATGCCGCCCACCGATTCGGTGGAATGGTCGTCCACCCCCACCGTGTGGTTCTGGTAGCGCTCGGTGTTGTCCAGGGCTTCCACCTGGCGCTCCACCGCCTTGTCCTCGATCTTCCCGTCCGTCTGGCGCAGCCAGTTGCCGTCGGCGTCCACGCGCTGCTGGCAGGCCTCGCTGTGCTGCCACACCTGGTCGCCTTTCGGCACGCGCGGCAGGCTCAGCCCGTGCGGCAGCACGGTCTGAATGAATGGCTTGTGGGGCAGGCCATAGGCGAAGCACACCACCACCACCGTGCCTTCCTCTGCGAAGCCGAAGAAGCCCGCCTCCTGCCCGCCATTCGGCGCCGGCAGCGGCACGCTGGAAAGAATCGGCAGATCCGGATCGGGCTCGCCGTCCGGCAGCAGCACCTCCACGTCCACGGCGAAGCGCGGTCGGAAGTCGTCGCACAGGCCGGGCGCCGCCGGCGCATCCGGTACCGCCACCACGCGGCCGAAGCGGGGCAGGTGGTAGCCGCCGGTCAGCTCGGGGAATTGCCGCTCTACGCTGCGGCGGATTGCGTCGTCCATCGGATGGCCATCTTGCTGTCGGCGAGCGTCACGCTGGTGATGCGCTCGCCCTGGTTGATCGATGCACCAGGCCGCAGGCCGGGCAGGGCCGCGATCATGGCGCTCTGGTTGCCCTGGTATCCGTCGAACAGCTCGACCGGCAATTGCAGCGGTGCTCGAGCACCGAAGAAGCTATCCGCCCAGCTGCCGGCGAACAGCTCGCCGTCGCCCTGCTGCTGCCAGATGAAGTCGGGGATGTTGAACACGCGTGCCAGACTGTCCATCGCCTGGTACCCGGCGGCCAGGCTGTAGAAGAAGGGCGCCTTCACCTTTGCATAGGGCCGCTCGGGCACGCGGAAGCGCAGCCCCGTTTTCTCGCTGATGGCAGCAAGCACCATCGTCATGTCGACATGGCGAAGGTTCATCGGCATGGGGTTCGCCAGGATCGCCGCCAGCTCTCGACACATCAGCACCTGCTGAACACTGTTGGCCGCGGTGCAGCGCTCCACGTAGCCGATGAAGTGGCGCTGCAGCGTTGCCTCGTTGTAACCGATGTCCAGCGTCACCAGCCCCTTCACCGGGGCATCGGCCTGAATGGTGAACGAGGCGCGGCCAGGGCTTTTCAGCTCCAGTCGCACCTCGTCCTTGACCAGCGGGAAAGCGGTGCCGCCGATGGTCAGCACCTTGTGCAGTTTCATGCTCATGAGGAACCGCCCAGGTAGTTGTCCAGCTTCTTCAGCGTCGCTTCGAAGCCGGTGAGTTCCTGTCCTGGTGCAGCTGCTCCATCGCCGGCGGCGGTGGCGGTCGAGCTGACCGCCTGCCCGGGCGCGGACTGGCTGGTGACGGTGCTGGGCTGGCGGCGCTTCTCTACCCGCTCGGGGTTGGAGAGCTTTTCTGCCAGGGTGAACTGCACGCGCCACGCCGCCAGCGTGTCGTCCTCACGCGCGCTCACTCCATCGGAGAACTGCACCTGGCGCACGCCGAAGGCCGTGGCGGTGTCGTTGACGATGCGGTACGTCTTCAGCTGGCCGCCACCCTCGGTGGCCTCTGCCAGGCGCATCAGGTCGCGCAGCTGCTCCCGATCGGCGAAGCGGATCAGCAGCGAGACGGTGAGCGTCTTCGGCTTGAAGCCCTTGTGCGCCGACGCGCTGTTGCTCGTCTGCCCGGACATGTCGTCGCTTTCGATGCACAGGTTGGCCGTGATCTTCAGGCCTTTGCCCTGCACCTTTTCACCGTCGAGCAGTAGCGTCATAGGCCCACCAGCTCCCGCACAAAGCTCAGCCCGTCCAGCGAGCCCACCAGCAGCAGGCCCGCGCTCAATACCCATTCATGCCCGGGCGCATCGCCCTCGAGCAGCTGCCGGCGCAGCTCGCTGGCATCACCAGGGCCGATCAGCCGGGCGCGCATGCTGGTGTCGGCGCTGCCGTTCGCCAGCAGTGCCTTCAGGTCCGCTAGCTGCTGGTCGCGGCCCTGCTGTTGGCTGGCCTTGCGGCCGGCCAGCGCGGCGAGGTCCGCCATCGGCGAACTGTCGGCGGCGTAACTCTCCAGCATCGCCAGCTGGCCGCCGATCGACTGCTTGGCCGCCTTGGTCACCGTGCAGCGCTCCAGCGGCAGCGCGCCCCAGCGGGGCAGCGGGTCGGCGCTGGGCATTTCCCACTTTTCGGCCTCGAGGCGCGACAGGTGTCGGGCGCGGCGCTCGGTGCGCACCAGGTCCGGTACAGGCAGGAGGGCATTGAAGCGCGCCAGGGTGTCGGCCAGCTGGTCGAACCGGGTGGAAAGGAACAGCAAGGAAAGGGCGTACTGCGGCCCGCTGGGCTTGCCCTGGTCGGATGGGTCCGCCAGCTTGCCGGCGAGCTGCTGCAGCAGGTTCGGCGCCGACAGGAAGCGCTGGTTGCCGCGCCCCTGGCCGATGCCGCTCTGGAACGGCGTCACCGCCAGGCACGCAGGCGCCTCGCCCAGCTGGCTGCCCAGCGCCGCGCGCCCGGTGGCGATCGCACCGACGGCGGCACCGCCGACCGGTCCCGGGTTGGTCGTTGCCAGCCCATCGAGCCCGGCGAGGCGCTGCGCCGTGCTGGCCAGCTCGCCACCGGCGAGCGTCTTGGCGTCGTCGAGCGCTGCCATCCACTGCGTGGCCTGCTCGGGCCAGCGCATGGTCACCGGGGCCCAGGTCACGGCTGCGGCGCCTCCCAGCTGATCGCCTCGAGCGCGGCGAGGTCGCCAGCATCGAGCGCGGCGTCCAGCTGCTGTTTCAGCGTGTTGGCGTGCTGCAGCAGCTGCAGCTTGTACAGGGTGAAGTCGTCGCCGACCTGGCGTAGTTGCTCAGCCGTGTGCAGGCGGAATTCCTTCGCGCCCTGGACGTCGCGGCAGGCGTAGGGCATGTCTAGGCCGCGCAGGATGGCCCCGGTCAGGTTCAGCTGATCGTCCAGTTGGCTGGTGTAGAAGTACGGAGCGCCTAGGGCGTCCGACGTGAAGCCTGCGGTAATGGAAGCTTCGCAGGCGCGGTTGATACTGGACGTTCTAAACGCATGGTCAAGGGCGATCGAACGACGGAGCGGGAAGAAGGTTTTTTCACTGTAAAGCCAGCCCAGTTCGACATTATCGCTGCAGGGTACCCAACAAAGTGACGGGTGGAATCGCCCGTCCGGATCTGTGGTTGTAAGTTCCGCTACGGTGTCGTTTTCAACACGTGCCCACATCGTAATCACCACTCAATAATTACTGCGCCAGGTGCCCCTTTCTGGCCTGCTACAGTATTCGCCGAAGATGCAGCGCCTTTCCCGCCGCTGCCGAAGCCATTGCCGCCTGAGAGAGACGAAACGCCACCGTGTCCCCCTCCGACTGTGCTGCCAGCAACAGTTGGATACTGACAAACGCCCGGCTGACCGCCTCCACCGGATGTATTGATAGCGCCACCCGTACCACTGCCACCTCCACCACCAGCGGCGGTTCCTGCCACAGCAACGCCACCAGCAACCGAATTACCTGCGGTACCACCCGTTGCGCTGCAATAAGCGCCGAAGCTTGAGGTTTCGCCACCCGTACCGGTGTTGAGTCCGCTGGTGCCACCGCCCCCACCATCGCCAACCGATACCGTTACTGATGTAATACCGGCGAGGGGAACGAGTTTTCTTGCGCTCCCTCCCGCGCCGCCTCCTCCCGCCGCTGCGTTGTAGTTTTGGCTTGAACTTGCGCCACCGCCGCCGCCACCGCCCCCGATGACAGTGACCCTGGGTGTTCGCCGACCGCCGCGCAGCACTGGCGGTACCGCAAATGAGTGCACACCAGGTGTGCTGAATATGGTCTGGCCTGTAGCAACATTGCTTGGTAACTGTGCCTGACCTACGCACCACCATCGACCGGCACCGTCGCTGCGTAAGCGCATCCAATCGCCCGCAAATAGCAGTTCTGTGGATGCTTGCCCCGCGGCGTTCGACGTCGTATCTAACATCAGTTTGTCTACACCACTGGCCGCAATTACCGCTGCGTTCGTAGTCGCGTCGACTCGCCGTACCGTTAACTCGACAATACCCAGCTCGGCGGTTGCAGCCGGTAAGGTGACGGTGACAGGGTCAGTTGTTGCATCGAGCAACTGAAGCCCCGTCACCCTGTCGAGCACCCGCTTCACTGCTTTCGTGGTCGCCAGAATCTCGCTGTCATTGGTGTTCTCGTCGTCGCTCTTGGCGTTCGGCAGGTTGCCCAGACCCACGTCGCCCTTTGTGGTCGCTCTGGCGCGCAGGCCGGCGTAGTCGCCGACGCGAGCTGCGAAGTGCGCCACCAGCGGCCCCGCGATGTTCTCCACCGGGCGGCTATCGGCAACGGTGTTGCTGTTCGGCAGATCCGCGATGGCGACGCAGTAGTGCTGCACGCCGGCCGTGTCTACGTAATCGACCTTTCCGACGCCCCAAACCACGCTCCAGGTGGCCACCACGTCATTCAGCTCTCGCTGCAGGGCAACGTCGAGCCAAGCGGTGGTAGGGAAGCCTGGCGGAACAACCGGGAGCACGGTAGAACGCTGCACCCGCACCCCTTCCACGTAGGCGGTGCCCGGCTTGAGCTGGTACACCGAGCCCACTTTCTCTAGCTGCAGTGCGCTGCCGAAGAAGCACGCTCGGCCGAAGATGTCGCGGTTGCTCTGGCGTTCGCGCTCATCGATGCCGGCCAGGCGCACGGTGAAGTCATGCTGCCAGGTGCTGGCGTCGATGGTGATGCCAGTCAGCGCCTGGGCGCCGTCGAACACGACCAGAAAGTTGCGGGTTAGGTTGTTGCCCAGCTGTAGCGGCGGGATGTTGCGGCGCTTCTGCTGCAGCGGCGTGTAAGAGACGGCAAAAAGCACGCCTTCCGCGGTCTCCAGACCAATCCAGTTGAAGTCCCAGTCGCCTACGTCGGAACCGACCTGAACGCTGTACACCACCTAGTTGGGGTTTACGTACCCCTTGTTCTCAGCAGGAATGACAGCCGTGTGGACGATCTGCTCTGCCGGCGGCAACCCTGCGGCGCGGTCCACCGCAGCGGAGTGATTCAGGCCTGGCACGTTGGCAAAGATGAAGCGCACCACGTCCAGACCTTCCTTGGCGACTTGTTTCTGCGCGATCAGGTCTGCACCGGCGAGGGTAATGGCGGCACCCATGTGGCTCTCCTACAGCTTGGCAACCAGCGTCTGCTGGTCGTCGTTGAAATCGACCAGTGCCACGGAAAGCGGCACCGGTGTGATGGTGGAAAAGTCGTAGCGGCGGCAGGTGCGGCCGTACTGCTGGATCAGCACGCGCAGCAGCTCTGGGTTCTGTGCCAGCTGGCCGTCGGTGAGCTGCAGAAGCACCACGTCCCAGTCGCGGTCGGGTTGGCGCTCCTCGATCTCGACGTAGCCGACGCCCAGGCGCTGCAGGATCCGCTTCATGCCGGCGACGCTGCCGGCGTCCACTGCGTTGATGAAGGCGAACTTCACGCGCAGGCGGTACAGCGCCTCGGGTTCGCCCTTGAATCGGGTGATGTCACGCTGCCAGGCCAGCAGATCCAGGATGGTCAGGTGACAGGTATCCGCATCCATCTGCAGCAGGGGCCAGCGCATCCAGCCCTCGACCTTTGCCCACCAGGACGAGGCCGCGGCCTTGAGCTTGTTCAGCTCGGTACCGGCGAGCCAGAAGGGCAGCTCGAGCTTGATCATCGGCGCACCTCCTCCGGGAACTTCGCTACCGTGCACCGGTCAGTGCGTGTGACGGCCGGCCGGTCGGACGCCCCTCCCCATTGGTTTTCGCCGGTCGCCGTCTTTCCTCCCTTACGCATTCACCACCTCCAGGCTCTGGATGCGCGGGATGCTCAGCTCGGACACGATGTCCGCATTCGTAAAATCCAACGACTCGATGCCCGGGAATTGCTGATGCAGCTCCTCGCCTAGCCGGCTGAATGAAAAGCGCGACTGCGGGTACGTCAAAGTCGGCTGGAAATCACGTGGCGTGCTCTCGCGGAACGCCGATCGCACGAACAGCGCCACCTCCTCGCGCAGCGTCTCGCGTTGCGTCGCGGTCAAGGTTGAGCGCGGCCAGATCGTCAGGCTGATGTCGTGCAGGGTTTCCGGCATCACCATCACCTGCAGGTCGTCGCCATGGCCATGGTTGCCGCCGTCGCGGATGTGCGCGTTGATCTGTTCCAGGTATGTTTCGCCCGGCACGTCCGCCTCGAACAACACAAAGGCATTGGCGCTGCCCGGGCCGCGTGGCGCGCCATGTTCGAAGTACACACCATCGGGCCGCACGCCCGGGAAGGCCGCGATCATGGCGCGGTACACCGCGTCGGTGTGCCACTGGTTCACCGCCGAGAACTGGTTGCGCACGCGCAGGCGTAGCTCGCTGTCCGGCTCCGGATCGGCGCCCGGAGAAGCCAGCCATCCTTCGTTGTTCACCACCGCGGCGATGCCCGGTACCGGCTGCGGCAGGATGGCGTAATAGCCCGGCGCGAGGTTGTAGCCGCTGCCGACGTCCACCGCCTCCACCGGGACTTCCAACTGCATCAGCCCGTCGGTAAAGGTGCCGGCGGTGGTGGTGACCAACTGGTAGACGTGGCCGTTGATCGAGGCGGACTGCACCACCGTGCCGGCCGGTATCTCCAGCGCTCCGCCGGCTTCCAGGCGGGTGAACAGCAGCACGCCGCGCGCCTTGGTCGCGCCCTTGCGCTCCACGTTCACCGCCCAGGCCAGCATGTCCAGCCAGGCGCCGGTGGCGGTCTTCACGAAGAAGTTCGGCAGCACCGTGCCGCTGACGAACTCCAGCAACCACAACACGGGCTTGGTCACCAGGGCGGTGACGACACGCCAGAACGGTGAGTACGCGCTGGTGTTGCTCAGCTTGCTGCCCTGGGCGGTCACCTCACTTTCCCAGGCTTGGCGCAGGCCCGCCTCGGTGGTGGGGATGCCCGCATCCATCAGCGCTTGTTTGAAGTCCACGTCGCTCACAGGGCCACCTCGATGCTGCCGAATTTCAAGGTCTTGGCGGTGACCAGGTACTGGCCTGGCTCCACCTGGGTGATCAGTGCGGTGCCGGGTACCAAGCGCTCGTCGGCCTCCACCAGCAGCTCCATCTGCTGGATGCAGTCGCGTTGGCGCAGCCGGTCGCGCTCGGCCACCAGCGTCACCAGCAGGCCGCTGTCGCGGATCATGTGGGCGATGTCCTGGGCGATGCTGGCTCGGTCGTCCACCAGCAGCGGCTGGCGGGACAGGTCCAGCACCAGGTCGTTGTCGGCGATCAGCAGGTCGATGTAGTCGCTCATCCGCCCACCGCCATACCCAGCATGTTTTCCAGCTCGAGCGGGCTCATTGCCTTGCCAGTGTGGATCTCGACTTTCTCAACCCGGGTGCCCTTGTCCTGGTTGCTGGTGTTCTGGATGCTGGTCAGCAGGCCGCCCGGCGGCACCGCAGTGGCGCGCTGTGGGGAAAGGCTCGGGATGGCGTTGTTGATCGTGGCATGGGCTTTCTGCGCCCGTTCGGCTTGCTCCGTCGCGGTCATCACCGCGTTCGCGCCAGGCAGTTCCGGCATGGCGCTGAACTGGGCATCGATCTCGACGCCCGGGATCTTGTTCAGCATGGCGATCAGGCCGTTGATGGCCCCGTAGAAGATCGCCAGGATGCCGTCCCACGCGGCCTTGGCCATGCCACTCCAGCCACCCATCGAGGCGAACCAATCGGAAAGGGCGGTCAGCTGGGCCGATACCCATTGGAAGGCGGCGGTGTTCATGATCGCCGCGGTGATCTCGTCCCAGTAGATGATCGCGGCGCCGATCGCCACGCCCAGGGCGATCAGCCCCACCACCACCCAGGTCATCGGGTTGGCCCATAGCGCTGCGTTGAACAGCCAGGCGGCGGCGGTGGCGATGGTCCACACCGCAGACAGGCCAAGCCAGGCGGTCTTCGCCAGGGCCACCACGAAGGTGATCGCGCCGATACCGGCAGCCAGGCCGAACACCACCAGCGTGGCGATGCCGATCAGGCGGGTGATGTTCGGGAACAGCCCGGCCCAGCGCGTCATGGTCCCGGCAATGCCGGTCAGCCGCTCCATCAGCGGGGTCAGGATAGGAATCAGCGCCTGGCCGAAGGCAATGCGCAGCGCCTGCACTGCGGCGCCGAACTGCTGCCAGGGGTCGACCATGGCCTTGGCCATCTTCTCGGCCTGCTCGAGGCCGTGCACGTTGCCAAGCTGCTCCATGCTGTTGGCCAGCCCCGTGGTGTCGGTCATCAGCAGCTTGATCAGCCCCACGGCCTCATCGGAGCCGAACGCCTTTTTCAGCGCGTCGGATTCGGCCACGTCCAGCGTGTCGCCGAACTTGCCCTTGAGCTTCTCCAGGATCTGCAGCATCGGCAGCATCCGGCCCTGGCTGTCGGTGAACGACAGGCCCAGCTTTTCCTGGGCTCCGCCAACGCCAGACAGGAAGGCCTTGTACTTGGTGCCGGCTTCGGCGCCACCCATGGTCGCCTGCAGCGTGCCGAGGATGGCCACCTGCTCGGACAGGCCGATGCCGGCGGACGTCGCACTGGCGCCGATCGACGTGAACGCGTCGCTCATGTCCTTGCCGGTGGTCTTGAACATCTGCACAGCCAGCGCCGTCTGGCCGGTCAGGTTCTCCACCCACTCGGCCTTGCCCATGGCGTCGGCCTGGTTCTTGAAGATGCCGTACATGGTGCCGACGTAGCTGGTGATCGTGCCGGCGTCGGCCTTGGTGGCCTTGGCCAGCAGGTTGCTCGCGTTGGTGAAAGAGGACAGCTGCTCGCCGGTGAGCCCGGCGATCGCCGACTGGATGTCATAGGCCGAGGCCACGAAGTCACGGGCGTTCGCGCCGTAGGCCACGGAGAACTCCAGCGCCTTGTCGTTCAGCCGCTGCAGCGCGTCCTCGGCCACGCCGAGGGACTTCACCTCGCCCAGGGCACGGTTCATCTCCAGCGCCGGCTGCAGCGATTCGTTGATGGCCAGCCCAGCGCCCACCATGCCGGCCAGGCCGAAGCCCATCTGCCGGATGTTGTCCTGACCTTTCTCGGCCAGCTCGTTGAAGCCCATCTTCACCTTGCCCAGCGGGGCGCTGACTTGGTCGGTCAGCTTCAGGATGAAATTGAGCGCGGCGCTGTTAGTTGCCATGGGGCACCTCGCTTGAGGTATCGCCAAATTGGCGATATAGTCCGGCCATGTCTACCAAACACCGATTCCGCGATAAGTACCGCATCGAGCTGCGGGAGAAGGACCACCTACCGCCGCATGTGCACTTGACCGGCGCCGGGGTGGACGTACAGATCAGCCTGGAAACAGGCGAAGTTATGGTCGGTAAAGCGCCCAAGGTCGTGCTTGAAGAAGCGTTGGCGTGGGTGCGAGAGAACCGAATTGCTCTGCTGAAGGAGTGGAACCTATGGCATCCATGAAGCGCCCCCGCCTGCGGGCTGTGCAGGCCCGCCCCGGCAACAAGCTGGCCCTGACTTTCGTCGACGGGCGCAGCTTGCTGCTGGATATGAGCCAGGACTTGGCCACCTATCCTGGTCTCAAGCCCCTGCGAGACCGCAAGGCGTTCGCCTGCGCTGCGCTGGGTGATGATGGCTGGACGGTTGAGTGGCCCGCGCTGGATATCCAGATCGGCGCCGACACGCTGTACCTCGACGCCCTGGCCCAGGCTGCGCCGGACGAGAACACCCGCACCTTCATCGGCTGGCGTGGCCGCAGCGGCCTCAGTCTGGAGCAAGCCGCGGTAGCGCTCGGCGTGGCAAAGCGCACCATCAGCCGCTACAGCAACGGGCGCGAGCCCGTACCGCGCACGCTGGCCCTCGCCTGCAAAGGCTGGGAGGCCATGCAGACTGAGCGGAAGAAGCGCGCTTAAGCAGGCCGCAGAACTCATTGACGTCCACCAGGGCCCGGCCAAGTGCCGGGCTTTTGCTATCCATTCAACGCGTGGGCAATGCCGTTCGCCACGGCGATCTCCATGCGTCTCCAGTACTCGTCCTCCAGCCACTTGGCGGTGCCCATGTTCTCGGGGGTGGGCGCCGCGCCAGGTAGCCAGCGTTCAGCCAGGGCCATCAGCTGGCCCAGGCCGTCTTCGGTCAGTCGTTCAGCTCGGTGGAGGGCTTTTTTACCGCCACCTCAACGTCCGGGCTGTACTCCTCGAGCAGCGCGCCGGCCACCTGCATGGTCAGCACCGGGTTGCCCAGCAGCGGGCGCAGGGCCTCCTTCTGGTCGGCCTGCACGGTGGTGGTCAGCAGGTTGTGGCCCGGGGCGACCTTGTTGCTTGGGGTCAGCGCGTTGAAGTACTTCGTCACGTCCTGGGCGGACAGGTTGAACGTGAAGTCGGCGGCGCCGATGGTGATCACGATCTGGCGTTGTGCGGTCATGCTCTGTTCCTCATAAGGGCTTCGATGTGGGCGCGCAGGTTGCTTTCCAGCTTGTCCATGGCACGCTCGAAATCGGTGGTTTTCGGGTAGTTCTGGGCAATCTCCACGCGCAGCTCCAGGTGCTCGCGTCGCGCCTCGCTCACCTGCCGGAACAGATGTGCCTGGAAGCCGATCACGGCGGTCAGCAGCAGCTCCGGCAGCAGGTTCATCAGGTTCTCCAGCAGGCCCATGTCAGGCGCTCCAGTTGCCACGCCCGCCAATGCGCACCGCGGTGTGCATCAGCCAGGCCAGGGCCTTGTTCATGCCTTCCTCGAGGAGGGCGGCGTGGAAGATCCTGTCCGCCTCGCGCTTGGTGAAGCGGTGGGTCAGGTTCGTGTAGATGAAGTCGTGCACCACGGCCGGCCGGCGGGCCTGCACGTGGTCGCGCGGCACGATGCGCCAGGCCAGGCGGGGCACGCTGGCCAGGTCCGTGCGGTAGCCCACCGGCACGATCACGCGGCGCCCGTCGGCGGTGCGGTACTGCAGCGGCTTGACCACCTTCCACAGCGCGTCGCCGGGCACATGGCGCAGCTCCAGGTCGCTTTCAAAAGGCATCGGCGGCGCACTCCACGCGGATCCGGTTCGGCGCTGTGCTGGTGGCGATCGCCTCACGCAGCACGCTGCGGCCGATCTCCGGCGCCGCGCAGTAGCGGCTCACCAGCGTGCCGGCGGCGGTGGCCACCGGGTTGCTACCGGTACAAGCGGCAATGCCGAGGGTGGTGACCAGGGCAAGCGCGCAGGCCAACAGCTGGGTCTTGAACGAGTACTTCATGGTCAGTAGCTCCAGATCATCGGGCGGGGCAGCTGCTCGGCCGGCGCCATGTCCAGATGAATGAACCGCCCGCTGCCTTTCTGCTGAATGCCGATGCCGGTGAAGGGCAGCGTCATGGCCAGGCGCAGGATGGAAACCGCCGCCGCACCGCTGCAGGCGATGTCCAGCGCCGCGCCGGTGCTGTGCGCGCCGGGCTTGGTCTTGCGCGCCTCCACCGGGTGCTGGTGGCAGCGGTAGGCGCTGCTCACCACCAGCGGTTGGCCGTACAGCTCGCGCAGCTGCTGCACCGCCTCCATGAAGGCTGGGTCCATCTCGGTGCCGTCGCTGCCGCAGCGGCCGCATTTGCAGCGCAGCTCGGCGTAGCTGAAGTTCGGCCAGGGGCTCTTGCTCATCGGGTGGCTCGCTTCTCGAAAAGGGTTTGGCACGGGGTGCAACGGGTCACCCCACCCAACGCGCGGCGCTTGGCGGGGATCTCCTCGTCGCAGTCCTGGCAGTGGTGCAGGCTCGGGCCGTTCGGTGAGCGGGCCAGCTGGGCGGCCAGGGCGCGCTCCAGCTCCCGTTCTTCGCGGTCAACCGCGCGATCGACCCAGTCCGCCATCAGCGCAGGCCCTCGATCTCTTCAGCGGCGAGGTACGGCACGCCGTTGATGCGGATGAAGTCCGGGCTGGTGACGTCGAAGGGCACCTTGTGCTTGCTCTTCTCGCCGCCCTTGGGGTCGATGTTGAGCAGGCTGGATACCTTCAACTTGCAGCCGAAGGCCTCCACGCGCAGCTCCTCCTCGCCGGCCTTGGCGAAGAACACCGAGTCGAACGGATCGAGCTGGCGGAAGCTGCCGGCGCGCTTGGCGGCCTCGATCAGCAGGTTGAAGTTGGCGGTGTCGAATTCCATCTCGCCGCCGGCGGAAACGTCGCCGTCCACGTGCCCATTCGGCACGCCCTTGTCCTGCGCCACCGCCGTGTTGTCGGTGATGTCCAGGGTGCAGCTCTCGACGTGAACCAGCAGATCGCCCAGGTTCACGTCGAAGTTTTTGCCACCGATACGTGCCATGCGGGCTTACTCCGAATCGTCGTTGGAAAGGTCGAGGGCGATGTTCGCCGTGAGGTCTTTCGGGCAGTTGTAGGGCTTGAGCTTCAGGTAGGCCTCGACCTTCGTTTTGCTCTGCCACACCAGCACGATGTCGCCGTCTTTCGGCGGCTCGATCTCGCCCGGGAACACCTGGCCGGCGAACTGCACCGAACGCGACATGGCGCGCAGGGGCGCCATCAGCGCGCTGGTGGCCGCGGCCATGGAATTGGGGGTGCTGTTCAGGCGGCGGTCGGCGACCCGCTGGATCAGCAGGATGCGCACCCGGCGCGCGGCCTTGTCCGCCAGGCGTAGGTACTCCACCACCTGGAAGTCGCTGCCCGGCGCGTCGAGCATGTTGCCGTCGCCCCAGAACACGCCCGGGTAGTCGGGGTAGGTCTGCGACACGCTGAAACGGGCGCTGTCCAGCTCGGCGCGGATGGCCGAAGGCAGCGGGATGCCGTCGACGTCCACCGGCGTTTCGCCCAGGCCCAGCACAGCGCCTGTGGCCACGCGCATGGGGCTGTCGGCGATGCTCACTGCGGCGTTGGCCAGGCGCCCGGCCAGCACGCCCAGGTCGTTGCCGTGCAGCTGCGGTACCACCAGCACGCGCGGCGCGGCCAGGTCCTGGACAATGGCGCGCTGCTCGATCAGGTACTGGCTCCAGGTCTGCAGGTCCGGATCGCAACCGGCGCTTGCCGCCATCACGAACACGCGGCGGCCGTAGGTGCTGTTCAGCATCACCGCGGCGTCGTGCATCGCACTCAGCTCGGCGCCGCTGGTCACCGGCGAGGTGATCACCACCGCCTCGACCGAGAAACCCTGCTGCTGGGAGTACTCCAGGGCGTCCTGCCAGCTGCCGGCTACCGCGTCGATCGGCGCAGCCAGGCAGGCCCAGCGGTCGCCGCCGTTCAGGCGCGCCGCGGTCACCTGGCGTTTCAGGTCGCTGTCGGCAACGCCCAGCGCCGCGTCTAGATCGCTCTGGGTGTTCAGGGGGATCAGCTCGCCGACGTTCGCCGCGGCCGGGCCGATGAAAAGGAAATAGCGCTCGATCTCGGTCACGGCACCCTGGCCGAGGTTGAGATTGTTGACGCTGACTTTGCCGAGTGCCATGCAGTGCCTCGCTAGCGGGGTGAGTTAAGGATTTGCGGGAGCAGGTAGGCGATCAGCTCGTTGACTTCCTGCTGGTTGGCCACGCCGAAGAACTCGCGCTTGGGCAGCTCGATCTCCCAACTGGTGGGGCCGGGTTTCTCTTGCTTGAGCAGGCGAATCAGCAGGCCCGCCTGGCTGTACTTGATGTTCTGGACGATCCAGTCCGAGGACGGCCGTAGCCAGCGCTGGCCGCCGCGCTTGGTCTTGCCGGCGCGGATCTTGAAACCGAGCCGGCGCAGGCGCTTGGCCTGCTCGGCGGTCGCCATCAGCGGGGTGACCCGGCTGAAGGCGCGCATCTGGCCGGCGGTGCGGCGCTGCACCATCCCAGCGTTGTGGATACCGGCGATCATCGCGGTCTTGCGCTTGCCCCAGCCCAGCTCGGCGGCGTCCTCTGTCAGGCGCACCACGGATAGTCCGGTGGCCAGGCCGGTCAGCATCTTTGGCTTCTGGCCTTTCTTGCGTTTGCGAGCGCGGGGAGCAAAGGCGCTGCCGTGCAGGTCGGCCTGTTCACGGACGCGCTTACGCCACCCGGTACGAATGCGCAGGGCGGTGCGGTTCATCAGCCGGCGGCGCAGCTTGGGCGGCAGGTCCAGCAGAGCGAGCTGGGCGGCCACGTCGAGCTGGCCGCGCACGTCCAGGTTGAACGGGTTACTGGCTGCCACTGGCCACCTCCCCGTGCTCGGCAATCCACAGGTCGAACGGGACGAAGGCCCAGCGCTTGCCGAAGGCCTCGATCTCGCCGTCATCGGCTTCGGCCAGGTACTGCGGTTCGACGAATTCCAGGGTCAGCTCAACGTCGGCCAGGTCGTTGTCCAGCTGCTCGATGTCGAAGGTCGGCGCCGGCAGATCGTCGTCCCGGTCGGGGTCGTGGTTCTCCAGCCAGCTGCCGAGCAGGGCCATCAGCCGGCCCGGGTGGTCGGCGAAGCGTTCCATCACGATCACCGCGCGGTAGCGCATGTCGCCCAGGTGCAGGCCGTCCAGGTCGGGCTTCCAGGTGAGGTTGAGCGTGACCTGCTCGGCCCAGCTATCGAGCTGTTCCGGAGCGACCAAACGGCGCTCGAGCAGAAAGGTGGTCAGGGCGCGGAGCTTGTTCACAGCAGCACCGCCGTAATCCGGCCACGGCCTTGCAGCAGGCGCACGGCCTGTTGGCTGAAGGCGAGGAACTGGTCTTCGGTGGCGGGTGATTCCTTGGCGATGTTCTCGGCCGACTCGCGGCGGTTCACCGTTGCGAACTGCTGCAGCAGGTACGCTTTGGCGCGGCAGTACACGGCGCGCTTGTACGTCGCTACGTGAAATGTGCGCTCCGGCAGGACCATGGGGTCCGCACTTTCCACGCTGGTGACGCCCGCCACCTGCCAATCCGCCTTGCGCTTGGCCAGGTCGACGTTCACTTCGCCCATGGCAAAGGCGATGCCCTCGGCCAGCAGCTCGCTCAGGTATTCCGCCGGCAGGCGGTAGCCCTTCTGGAACTCGGCGACGGAGAGGTCCGGCCAGAAGCCGTCGTTCTCTATCGCTTGGTCCACCAGGGTGGTCGGTTTACCTGAAAAGCTCATCGCTGGCCGCTCGAATAGGGCGGGGTGGCTGCGTCGGGTGGTACGGGCTCAAAGCCGGAACACCTGGGCAGGCCCCGCTGGGGGGGGGTAGCTGGTTACGCGGTACCGGCTTCGGCCTGCTGCTTGCGCAGCGCCTTCTCGGCACCTTCAAGGCGCGTTTTCACGCCGATTTCCGGGTACAGCTCGGTGGCACGATTCAGGTGCTCAACAGCCGCGCCCCAGTCCTTACGGTCCATGGCCAGCACGCCGAGCAACTTGTGGTATCGGGCTGGGATGCGCTCGAACAGCTGCCAGGGGGCGGGGCGCTCGGATTCGCCGCCTTGCTTGAAGCCGTCCCAGTTGCCATCCACACGCGGCAGCAGCTGCGACACGTAGGGTTCCGGGCTGCGGCCGGCCTTGTGCTCGGCCTCGGCCCAGTCGATCAGCTCGTCGGCGACGAAGGTCTGCACGTCACGCTTGAAGCGTTCCGGCAGCTGCTGGCCCTGCCCAATCGCGAAATCGGCAAGCTCGATGCCGGCTTCGAACTGCGCCGTGTCGAACAGCCAGACCAGCACCTGCATCAGCACCGGGTTCGGGTGGTTCAGGCCCGACTCGCGGTAGCGCTGCACGTAGTCCAGGTACTTGGGCAGCAGCTCGTCGCGCTTGAGTGCCTGGCGTGCCTCGCGGCTGTTGATGGCACTGATGCGCTCCAGGTCCGCATCCAACGCGGTGGTCATCAGGGCCAGGTGCTTCTGGGCGTTGGCAGGGCCGACCAGGGCGGTGGCGGGCGTGTAAGCCCGCGCACCGGTGGCCGCTGCTGCCGCTCCCTGTTCGCGCACGCGGCGCTTATGGGCTAGGGCCAGGCTCATGTCAGACGAACTCCACGTTGGCTGACTCTATGGCCGCGAACTTGCCCAGCTGCTCGATCACGTAGCCCTCGTTGCGGCTGTTGTAATCCTCAACCTGGGAGCGCTTGGGGTTCTCTTGGATGTGTCGACGCCAGCTGGTGTCCTGGAAGTAGATGGACAGGTTGTCCCAGCTGGTGACCACCACGCCGCGGCTTGGGAAGTGCGGGCAGGTGAAAGTCGGCAGACCGCCGTAGGTGGCGATCACCTGGGCCATCTCGATGCGTTCTTTCTCGGTCGGGGTGTCGCCCTGGGCGGCGTACAGCTTGGCCTTGTCGTGGGCCAGCAGCTCGCGGCCGACTATGGCGATCAGGTCGCCGCCGTCGCGGAACTCCTCGTCGATCATCAGGGACACGTCGTGCACCAGGGCGTCGAGGTTGGCGTAGTCGCCGGTCGCGCCGATCTGGATCTTGCCGGCCACCTTGGCGCCTTGGGCCAGCACCTGCTCCGGCGCCTGCTCGCGGGCGATCTGCAGCCAGCCCTTGTTCACGTCCTGGAGCAGCGGGTTGGCTACGCGGTCAGTGGTGGCGGCGGCGCTGGTCCCGTTCCAGCCGATCATGATGCGGTCGAGCGCGATCTGCTTTTGCACCGCGGCGGAATAGCGCTGCGGGAAGTTCGGGAACTTGGCCCAGGCGTCGATGCTGGCGTACTTCAGCGCCACGTCGCTGTGGGTTTCGAACAGCTCGTAGCCCTTGCCGTCCAGGCCCAGCACGTTGCGAGCGACGCGGTCGGCGTTGCTGGTGTCGGTACGGCCGGTCACCGTGCCGCTGGTACCCAGCATCACCTTTTCGCCCTTGATCTCGCTGACCGGGATCACGTTGATCCGGGATAGGAAGGTCGAGCTGTGGGTGATCTTGTCGTTCAGCGTCTGCGCGTGGGTCGGCGTGACGTTGAATTCCTCGCGCACCGTTTCCACGCCATAGGTGGTGGCGATCGCAACGGCGAGGGCGCTGAATTTCAGACGGGCTGCTTGGCTCAGGCTCATATCAGTACACGGCCTCTTGTTTGTCGTCGGCCGCGCCAGTGGTGTTGGGCACGTCTTTGCCCTTGCCCTGGTTCAGCGCGGTGTTGAATTTCTCGGTCAGGTCATCCAGCGAGGTTTTCAGGCTGTTGAACTGCTCGGCGGTGATACCGGTGGCCTTGTCGCCGTCTTTGCCGGCTTCCGGCTCGGTGACGGCGGGCTTCTCGGGCTCGGTGGGCTTGGCGGCAAAGGTGGCAGCGCTCGTTTCCAGGCTGGTGGCCACGGTGCCGAGCTTGTCCACCGCTGCGGCGAAGGCCTGCACGGTTTTCGGATCCATTGGGGTGCTCTCGTCTTTGGGGGTTGCGGGGGATTCGGGACCGCCCTTGCCGAGGGCGCTGAACAGACGGGTGAAGAAGGAAAGGGCGGCGGCTTCGTCCGTGTCGGGCGCGGCGATCAGCTCGCCCAGCGGCTCGAGGTTGGCGAAGTAGTTGCCCTTATCCGCGCGGCGGGAGAAGTGCAGGGGCTCGGTGCCCAGGCTGGCGGGCTCGTCGGTCACGGCCAGGCCGGCAAGATAGGCTTTGCCGGTGTCGGCGAACTCGGGCTGGATCTCGATGCTGGTGAACAGCTTCTGAGCTTCCTTGTTCAGCGCAAGCAGCCGGTCGTTGGGCTGCAGCTTGGCGAACAGGGCGACCTTGCCGTCTTCCAGGTCTTCGGCCTTCAGCTCGGTGACGGTGCCGAAGCTGCCGACATACCGGATGTGCTCGTACCAGATCGTCGCGGTGTACAGCGCGGGGTTGTAGGCCTCGGCCATGTCGCGCAGGTCCTGCGCCTCGATCGTGCGGCCGTCGGCGGTTTTGCCGCTGGTGGCGACGCGTTTCCAGTCGGTAACAAGGGAGCGGGGCATGAACTTTTCGGCTCTGTCGGGGTTCAGATGCCGCCACCATAGGCACCGCCCAGGTACCCCTCAAACGCTTTGCTTTCGCCCCGTTCCTAGCTGCGAAATCTAGGAATTGCCCGCAATTTATCTGCGCGTTTGCCTCTTTTTCGCCGCATAGACTGCGGCGCATGCCTTACTCCATCGAGATCAAAGAAACCGCCAAGCGCCTGTACCTGCGCCGCGCCAAGCCGCGCGAAATACAGGCCGAACTCGGCTTGCCCAACGTCCGGATCGTCTACTACTGGATCGCCAAGGGCGGCTGGGACGAGATGCTGACGGACGAGGAGCCGCTGACCGCCGTCAGCCGGCGCATCACCCTGCTGCTGGAGAAACCCGGCACGCTGGCCAAGGGCGAACTGGACGAGCTGGACCGCCTCACCACCGTGCGCGAGCGCCTGCTGAAGCAATGCGCCAAGCCGCAGCAGTCGGCCCACGACGCGCCGCGAGAGCGGAGCGAGGACAGAGAGCAACAGGGCGAACGGCAACAGCGGCGGGGCGGCAAAGGTGAACGGCGGGAGAAGAAGCCGAAGAACGACGTCACCGGCCTCTCCGAAGTCGACTTCCTGGAGAAGTTCACGGCCAACATGTTCGGCTACCAGCAGGAGCTGTTCGCCGCCAAGCAGAACCCGCTGACCTGCCGCATCCGCAATGTGCTGAAAAGCCGGCAGGTGGGCCTGACCTACTACTTCGCCGCCGAAGCCTTCATGGATGCGGTGCTGACCGGCGACAACCAGATGTTCCTCTCGGCCAGCCGGGCGCAGTCCGAGATCTTCCGCAGCTACATCATCGCTTTCGCTGCCGAGTGGTTCGGCATCCAGCTCACCGGCAACCCCATCGTGCTCAGCCGCGACGGCAAGCCCTGGGCCGAGCTGCGCTTTCTCAGCACCAACAGCAGCACCGCCCAGGGTCACCACGGGCACGTCTACATCGACGAGTACTTCTGGATCCGTGACTTCGAGAAGCTGAACAGCCTCGCCGGGGCAATGGCCACCCACAAAAAGTGGCGAAAAACCTACTTTTCCACGCCCAGCGCCGTCACCCATCAGGCCTACCCGTTCTGGACTGGCGAGGAGTTCCGCAACAGCAAGCGCGGCAAAAAGCTCGGGCAGGAGTGGCCCAGCGAAGCGGCCATCCACCAGGGCGCGCTCTGTCCGGACGGCCAGTGGCGCAAGATCATCACCATCGAGGACGCCGTGGCCGGCGGCTGCGATCTCTTCGATATCGATCGCCTGCGCCTGGAGAACGACGAAGACCGCTTCGATCAGCTCTACATGTGCAAATTCATCGACAGCACGCAGAGCGTTTTCAGCCTGGCCGACCTCGAGCGCTGCTACTCCGACCAGAGCCTGTGGGCCGACTACGACCCCGACCCGAACGCCCCGCGCCCATTCGGCAACAGCCCGGTCTGGCTCGGTTATGACCCCAGCCGCACACGCGACGACGCCACCTGCGTGGTGGTCGCGCCACCGCTGGAAGCCGGCGGCAAGTTTCGCATCCTGGAGAAGCACAGCTGGCGAGGACACTCGTTCACCTACCAGGCCGGCCAGGTCAAGAAGCTCACCGAGCGCTTCAACGTCGTGCACATCGGCATCGACATCACCGGGGTGGGCTACGGCGTATTCGACCTGGTGCGCGACTTCTTCCCGCGGGCCACGCCGATCCACTACAGCCTGGAGACGAAGAATGCCCTGGTGCTCAAGGCTCAGGACACCGTCCAGGGCAGCCGCATCGAGTGGGACGCCGGCTGGAACGACATCGCCGCGGCCTTCCTGACGATCAAGCGTGGCGCCACTGCCAGCGGCCAGATCACCTACAGCGCCTCGCGCACCGACGCCACCGGCCATGCCGATATCGCCTGGGCGATCATGCACGCGCTGGCCCATGAACCCCTCAACACCAACAAACGGCGGCGCAGCCGCTGGTCATCACTCGAACAGGTCAGCCATGGCAAAGCGCAAACCGCAGCAGCAACAAGCAACCAATCGGGCGCCCAAGGCGTTCTCGTTCGGCGCGCCCGAATCGGTGCTGGCCGAAAACATGGGGCAGTACCTGGGCGTGTTCGCCAGCGACGACGGGCGCCTGTACACGCCGCCGGTGTCGCGCACCGGGCTGGCCAAGCTGCTGCGCGCCAACGCTCACCACGGCGCCATTCCGAAGTTCAAGCGCAACCTGCTGTTGCGTGACTTCCGCCCCTCGGCCGGTTGCAGCGCGCAGACCATGGGGCGCGCGGCGCTCGATTTCATCGTCTTCGGCGAGGCCTACTTCCAGCGCATGCGCAACATCATCGGCCAGGTGCTCGAGCTGCAGCACCTGCCGGCGATCAACATGCGGCGCAAGGTCGGCGGCGGCTTTGTGATGCTGCTGCCCAAGGGGCAGGAACTGCACTTCGAGGAAGACGAGGTGGAGCACGTGATGGACTACGACGTGGAGCAGAACGTTTACGGCGTGCCGGACTACCTGGGCGGCATGCACTCGCTGTTGCTCAACGAGAGCGCCACGCTGTTCCGCCGCCGCTACTACAACAACGGCGCCCACGCGGGCTTCATCTTCTACACCAACGATCCGGACCTCACCGAGGAGGACGAGAAGAAGCTCCAGGAGCAGATCTCGGGCAGCAAAGGGGTGGGCAACTTCCGCTCGATGTTCGTGAACATCCCGGGCGGTACCGAAAAGGCGATTCAGATCATTCCGGTCGGGGACGTCGCCACCAAGGACGAGTTCGAGCGCATCAAGAACATCACCCGGGCGGACGTGATCGCCGCGCACCGCATGAACCCCGCGCTGGCCGGCATCATGCCGGAGAACTCCAGCGGCTTCGGCGACATCGAGAAGATCGACCGCGTGTTCACCAACAACGAGATCCGGCCCATCGCCATGCTGTTCCTGCAGATCAACGCCACGCTGCGCGCCGATCGGCGGGTGGCCTGGAACGAGCCGGCGGCGCGCTGAATGCGACATATGTGCATATTTGCTGGCATATACGGACAGCTTACAATTGTGTTGTGGCAATTGGCCATGACGTTCGGGGCGATGATGTACGAGTACAAAATAGTGGCGGTACCGCCAAGCATTGATCTTAAGGGCACCACGCAAAACGGGCAGGAAGCGGCGATATACCTCAAAGCCCAGGTGGACGATCACGCTGTCGAAGGATGGGATTTTTATCGAATCGCCAGCGTAGGGTTCCAAGTGCCGGATTCTTTCGTGGCCCTGGCGGAGCCACTTTTCTCCGGCTCTAACTTGACGCTCTGCTTCCGAAGGCACCGCTGAGCGTCATAAGTGACGTGATTCGATATAGCCACTACATGTTGTGGCAGAATAGTACCCGTATGGATACCTCGGGGGAGGGGCTACGGGTGCGAATCTACTGCAACGCTTGCCGGGGAAAAGCCCGGATCGGATCCCGCGACGAGCTTTCGGAAAACTTCGCCAGGCTCTACTGCCAGTGCCTGGACCCCCTGTGCGGTCATACCTTCGTGATGAACCTCACCTACTCGCACGCGCTGCGCCCTGCAGCTGGGGCGGTTGACCAATTGCTGTTCGACCGTCTCCGCCAGCTGCCTCGAGCGCAACAGCGTCAGCTGTTCGAACAGCTCGGCGCCGCGACTGGCTGACGCAGCGCGCTGGCCAGCGCCTTTACGTTGTTCCTGATACGAACTTCCACCATCTGCAGAATCAACCGCTGCCCCTCGTTCACGGCCGCGTCCCCGCTTCCTGCCGCAGCGGCAGTTCCCATGTAAGCAACTACGTTTGCTACGTCCTCCATTTCATCGATCATCGTGTTAATTGCAGAATGAAGTTCGTGTTCCATTACTACCGTTCCCTTGGTGGTACATATCAGGGCTTGAAGTTTAGGTATCGATTTTTTGCAGCGTCAAGCACTTTTTAGAACCGATAAAAATAATCTCGCAGGTGCTGATGACACAGCCGAAACCGTGCTAGGAGGCCCGCGCGACGGGCTCTGTAAGGATTGGTGGCTAGAATTCGTCTTTCCTGATTCTGGTTGGTCAATGTCGGCGAATTTGTTATTGCGTTAATTGACGGCTTCGTCATTGCGTCATTTCGTTAAAAGGGCGAAGGAGCAAAAGCACAAAAGCCCTTTTGCTCCCGAGCTGCCTTGATCCGTATTTAAGTATTTACATAGTTACTTATTTACTTACTTTCTTACTTTGTTTCTTCGGGCACAAAAAAGAGCGCCGGAGCGCTCTTTCTGTTGCTGCGTGTCGCCTCGTTTTCAGGTTAGGCGGACCTCCAGCGTGACCACACCATAGCGGCGCTGGCCGTTCAGGTCCTCGAATGCCGCCACGAATAGGCCGGCGGGCAGCGGGATCTGCACCACGCCGTTGCCGGTTTCGTGTTGCAGCAGCTGGGTCGCCTCCACCAGCGCAAAGCCGGATGGCAGATCCAGCTGCTCACGCGCCTGTCGCTGCTGCGCCTCGGGTACTGCGATCAGTTGTCCATCGATCAGCATGGCGTTCTCCTCACATGCACATCGGCGCGTTGCTGCCGGTGCGCTCCAGGTCCAGTTGTTCCCATACCGAGAGCAGCCGGCCGTGCTTGTCGCGGTTGCGCTTCTGCACGCTGGGCAGCTCGGCGTAACAGGCCTTGCAGATATCGCTCAGCCCGTCCGGCTTGGCTGCCTGGCGGTAGAAGAACTCGCTATCGGCCGGCCAGTGCTCGTCGCACTTCTTGCAGAGCTTTTCGGGCGGCTCCTCGAGCACCTGGACGGCGGCGTCAGCCATTGGCCACCTCCTCGAGCAGGTCGCCCGGGTGGGTGAACGTGGTGCGCTCACGCGGGTTGAGCAGGTCGGGTTGTTCCTGGAGCAGGCCCGGCGCCAAGCCCAGCTTCCTGGCCAGTGCTTCGGCAGCGTGGCGGGCATCGATGGTGCAGCTCGCCGTCTGTTTCTCACCGCGCACGGTGGCCATGTAGGTCATGCCGGTGAAGCGGGTGCGGATTTCAACCATGGGCCACCTCGCCGGCCGAGCTCGCAACGTCACGGACGACCGCAGCCATCATGAAGTGCTGGCCGTTGTTGGTTTCAATGGGGCCAAGGCAGTGCCGTGCTTCTCCGGTGATCGCACTCGCCATCGGCATGGTGAGCATGACGATACGACCCAGGAAACGTGCAAGCCCTTGCCAGTCCTCGAGCTGGTCGCCGCACAGCTCGCATTCGATGAACTCCATCACTTCGTCCCAGATGTCATCGCCAGCCTTTTCACGGGCGGCGAATTTCTCGGGGTAGGCCGCAACGATCAGCTCGAACAGCTCCAGGTCGTCCAGCGGTTTAGTGTTCTGCATGGGGCACCTCAGTTCAAAGTAGGCGCAGCGGCACGGGGCGCGGCGCAGGGTCGGGCGAGCAGCTTGGTGATCACCGCGGCGTCGGCCGGGGTGAGTTCGCCGAGCCGGTGGGCCATGTCGGCCACGCTTTCCAAGCGGATGCGTGCTTCGGCGGTTTTATGCACCTGGTAGCTGACGAGCGCTTCCCCGACGATGGACGTGGCCGTTACCAATAGGTGACGGGGTGCTGTGGTAGCCTTTGCTCCGCTGCCGCTTGGGTGTTGTGCTTGCATGGTGTTGCTCCTTTGCTGGTGGTAGGTGTCGGGGAGTTGCACCTCCTCGACACCCTTCTTTTCAGCCCCGCCCGGGTAGGGCGCTGGCCGTGAATATCGGGCGCATGTCGCGCCGCACTTCGAACATTCCCAATTCCTTGCCGTCCAGGTCCTGCAGGTGAACCCGCGTCAGCTCGCCTGGCAGCGCGGTCGGGTGGTGGTCGCGCCAGTGGCAGCTCGCGGCCAGCTCGGCCAGTGATTCGGCGGTCATCACCTCGACGCAGGCGATCGGCAGATCGATATGGCCGGAGACGCCGTTGGCGCAGTAGGTCAGTCGCATGGGGTTGATTCCTCGCCCGCTTTCTTGGCCCAGTTCAGCAGCTGATATGGCTCGGCAAACTCGCGACGCTCGACGGAACAGCCGCCCTCGTCGTCAAAGGTGAGCACCATGCCGCGCAACGCGAATTGCTCTGGAAAAGCCTTTTCACCCAGTTCGATGGCGCGGTTGCAAGCAGCGGTGTAGGCGGTATTGAGATGGGCTACCTGTTCGTCGAAGGACCGTTTGGCCTCGGCCAGCCCTTGCTCAGCGTCGATGAGATCTTCTTGGGAGCGCTCAAGGAGGTGCATGGCGTCCAGCAGCTTGTTCATCGGCCTAGCGGTGGGGGTTTGAGTTTGCTTGGTCATGGTGTTGCTCCTTTCAGTGGTGGGTGCGGAGTAGATCGAAGGTGGCGGCAAACACTTCGTCGCCCAGCTGGCGGGCGGTCAGGTGGCCGTAGTGCAAGCCGAGTTCGCGGGTGATCCAGTGGGCTTGCTCGGGGCGGTCCAGGCTGATCATCGTCAGCAGTAGGGCGCGGCGCGGCAGGTCGAGGCTGTTCAGGGTTTTCAGGAGCGCGGGCAGGGCGCCCAGCTGGGCGTCAGCCCAGGTATTAATGCCGCCCTGGGCAAATGGGAACGCTTCGCCGCCGATCAGCTCGGCGCCCTTCTTCCAGGCAGAAAAGAAGGGGTCGGTGCCGGTCGGCAGCAGCGGGCCCAGGGCCTTTGCTGCTGTGGCGAGCTGCTCGCCGGTGATCAACGGAATCAGTGGTTGGCTATTCATGGTTGCGGTACTCCTCTCTCAGTTGGTTCAAGCGGCGGCGCATGTCTTCGCGGTACTCGTCGGGGAAAGTCGGGTCAGCGAGCCATTCGCGGATTTGCCTTGGCGTCCTGCGGCTCAGCATGTCGAGCGCCAGGCAGTCCCGTAGCAGGGCTTCGTCAGGCGAAAGGGCGGTGGTGGTCATGGCGCGTTTGCCTCACCTGCACGCGTCATGGGGGCGACACCCCCGGAACATCCGGAACAGGCATCAGACAGATGTGGCTGCAGCCCAGGCAGCACGTGGGCTGCAGCCTGGTTTGCGGTGTTCCCCCGCTGCCGGAACATGCCGGAACAGGTTTTTCGGGCGAATCGCTGGAGGGCGCGCGCAGCAAGGTCTACAGGGCGTTCCGGTGAAAAGGGCTTGGCGGAACAATTGCGGAACATGGCGGAACAGGTTGTTCCGGCGCGTTCCACCGTGTTCCGGTGCTGGCGGAACGGTTTTCTATTGGTAACTCCTTGTTCTATAAGAGTTTCTTTTTCAATAATTTCAATGTTCCGGATGTTCCGGACCAGACGGGGCAATACACGCCGGGAGTCATATCCGCCTATACGCACACACACGCCCGCCTGACGCATACGACTCAGCATGACCAGTTCCCCCGAGCAAACACCCAGCAGTTGAGGGAGCGCTTCTCGATCACCGAGCGCACCTTGCGGTTCTCCAGGAAGCGGTAGGTGGTGCTGAGTGGGAGGGCGCGCATCAGCTGTACAGCGGGGATCACCTCCTGCCCTGCGAGCCGGCAGGCGTTGTGGAAATGCTCGATGTTGATGGCGATCAGGCCTTTGTCGCCGCTGTGGTTCAGCGTCTCCTGGGTGATCTCCTTGGGGGCTTCGCCTGACTCGTGCACCGTCACCACGCGCTCGTTCAGGTAGTGGAAGATCTGCCAGAAGCGCGAGGCGATGGTGTCCTCTTTACTGACACGCTGTTGGCGGTCCACGGCCCTGCCCTCGATGTGCTTGAGCAGCTGATCCAGGGTGCGATCGCTCCAGTCGGGAAAGAACGCCTGGGTGGCATGTGCTGCGGCCATCATCTGCGCATGGCAGTGCACGATGCGCTGGTGGCGGATGGCGCTGTTCTCCTGCAGGCGCTTCTCGTAGACGGGAAAGGCTTCGAAGTAGCGCTGCAGCCAGGCCGCTTCGTTCTCCAGGCAGTGGCGCAAGTAGCCAGCCAACTCCTCAACAGGTCGATCTTTCAGCCGGATGGAAACCGCTTTTAGTTGGGGGGTGTGGTGCTCCTTGGTGGCGTGCATGTGGACGATGCGAGTCATGATCGCTTCGTGCCCTTCGACGCTGGCGTTCTGCGACATGCAGAGGGCGCCACGGAAGATCAGGCTGTCGGTGTCGTTGCTCGAGGACTTCACGCCGACCGTGCGCAGCGTGGCGTTGTGGTCGTACAGCGGTTTCACCTTTTCCCAGTTGTACTGGTTGACCACCACGCGGCCCTGGGCGTCGATGGTTTGGGTGTCAGACTCGATCAGCACTACCGGCAGGTTGCTCACCTGAGAGAAGGCTCGGATCAGACCGACGCTGGTTGAGCCCTCGCTGTTGGGCTTCACGCCTTCCTGGTTGGGCCGGCCCACCAGGCACCAGAGAAAACGCAGCAGGAAGGACTTGCCCGCCCCGGCTTCGCCGGTGAACTCGAAGAAGGGCCAGCTGCCCTGACGCTGTCGGATCTGCTGGACGAACAGGCAACCGGTCCACCAGCTGAGTGCGCCTACGCCGTTGAGGTGGTTGACCGCAAGGAAGTCGGCGAACCAGTCCGGCTTGAAGTCCTGCCCGTGCACTACGCGGAAGCTGTTCAGAGAGGTTTTCAGCCCGCTGCGGCCAACGTCCAGGAAGCCATGCCTGTTGGCCTGGTACTCGCGCCCCTTCCGATAGCCGAACTGCTGGAACACGTAGGTGCCGGTTTCCTCGTCGTAGCCTACGAAGGGGAGGGTGCGCACCGTCATGGCGTTTTCCAGCCAGCGGCCGCGCAGCATGGCCAGCACGCGCTCGCCGCCCTGGAAGTCACCGCCCGGTGTGCGCTCGAGCATGGCCTTGGCGAAGCTGCGGGGCTCGCCCACTGCGCTCGGGGCCAGCGGCACCTTGCAGTCCTGCTGGGCATTGGGGAACCGAAACTGGAAGAAGTACTGCTGATCGCCGGTGATGGCGTCGCGCTGGATGTACTCAAACTCAGGCACGCAGTTGGCCACCTGGGCGACGGTGCAGTGTTTGGCGAAATCGGTGTAATGCCCGTCCACCTCGTCGCCGTCCAAGTCTTTCTGCAGCTCGGCCACGTTGATGCGCGCCGAGTACAGGCGGTTCTCGTAATCGAGCAGGAAGAAGCTGCGCTTGCCTTTCATGTAAAGCAGGTAGGCGACCTTCATCGGCGACCTGGCAGTGAACAGCCGGCCGCGGTAGCAGGCCTCCTCAAGGAAGGCATCGTTCAGCTCGCCGTCGCGGTAGACATCGTCCCAGTCGCGCTCGCCGGCGAGTGCAACCCAGCCGATCTCGTTCAGCTCTTTCAGCTGCTTGAGGTACTTGGGAATGTACTTGCGGCCGGCTGGATCGTCGTCCAGGCCAATGCACCAGGTGATCAGCTTGCCGCGGTTCTCCTCGACAATGTCCCAGGGGAAGTTCACGCAGCTGATCGAGGCGATGACCTTGTAGCCGGCCAGGTGCAGCGCGATGGCGTGGAAGATGCCCTCGACGATGTAGACGCGGTCGCCCTTGTTGATGACCTGGCCCGGCGGCACCCAGCCCTGGCTCGTGTAGCTCATCTTTCCCTTGATGCCGGCCTTGTCGCCGTCATTCCGCGCTACGGCGGAGGCATCGATGATCCGTTCCCAGTAGCCGTCGCAGAGCGGAAAACGCACGGTGTCCGCCCAGCTGCCATCAGCCATCTTTCGGCGCGCTTGGCTGTACCAGCCCTGCAACTTGCTGGTGTCGAAGCCCCGATTGCGCTGCAGGTAGGCATCGGCGGTGGCGTTGGGGTTGGCCTCTGTCTTCGGGAAGCGCTCGCTCAGGTTCTCGAACAAGTGGGCGTAGCGTTCGCGGGTCTTCTGCTCAAACTGGCATTCGTTGTCGCGGTTGCACTTGAGCTGGAACGGCTTCTTCCGACTGATGAAAAGCCTGCGTTTGCCGCAGCTCGGGCACAGGCCCTTCTGCAGGTAGGTGTCGCTGATGGCCTGGAAGTCCAGCTCCCGGTCGTTCTCCAGGGCGTGGACCACATCCCGGTGGTAGATCTCCTCGAACTTCATATCTAGCCCCTCAGCGCTGGGAGCTGGATTTGGAGTTGTCCGTTCTGACTCGCTCGGCCTGTTCCGCCGCTTCCATGGCGATGTGGATCATGTTGACCAGGACGGCTTCCTTCGAGCCTTCGGTCTTTTCACGGATGAGGAGGCGACCGTTCTTGATCTCCTTTCGGATCGTGCTCTCGGACTGCCCGGTACGCCGGGCAAGCTCCGTAACTGTGGTGTATGGCGTGTCGATCACGATATTCATTTGGTAAGCTCTCCTAGTCATATGTGCTGCATATATACACATATGAGTACTTTAGAGATTCAAATGGATATGTCAAGGGGTGACAGAATGGAGCTCGGTGAGAAGCTGAAATTGATGCGCACCCGGGAACGGATGACGCAGGGGGAAATGGCTGCAGAGGTGGAAATCAGCCTGAGCAGCCTGAAGAACTACGAGCTGGGTTTGCGCAAGGAAGTTAGCGCCCTCGCGCTGCTGAAGATCACCACCCACCCGCGGTTCAAGAAGTACACGCTCTGGCTGATGTGCGACGAGATTGCGCCGGAGTGCGGGCAAGTCAGCCCCGTCTGATCCAGTGTCAATCAAGAAGCTCGAGGACGGGCGCTACGAAGTCGATTGCCGACCGGAAGGCCGCAACGGCCCTCGCATTCGCAAGAAATTCCGGACGAAGAACGAAGCGCTGGTTTACCAGAACCGGATCATGGGCGACGGTGCGCGGGGTTCGTTCGAGAAGAAGCCCAAGCGGGACGAGCGACTGCTGTCCGACCTGGTCACGCTCTGGTTCAACAATCACGGGCGCACTCTCAAACGCGGCGAGGAACGGGAGCGCGCGCTGCAGGCGATGGCCACTCGCATGGGCAACCCGCGGGCGTCGGACTTCACCACCAGCCACTTCACGCAGTACCGGGCCGATCGCCTGGCCGGCAAGTACGGCCGAGAAACAGCCGGCAGCGGGCGGAAGAAGGGTGAGAAAGCCAAGCCCGTCAGCGCCAATACCTTGAACCACGAGCTGGCCTACCTGCGCGCTGTGTTCAACGAACTCGAGCGACTTGGGGAGTGGGTGGGCGATAACCCGCTGGCGAAGGTGCGGGCGCTGAAGTTCGACGAAACGGAGATGGCCTACCTGGAACGCGATCAGATCCAGCCGTTGCTCGCTGCCCTGGACGAGATCTCGCCGAAAGCCGGGCTGGTGGCGCGGAACTGCCTGGCCACCGGCGCTAGGTGGTCAGAGGCGGAAGGGTTGACGGCTCGCCAGGTGCGCGACTGCCGGATCCACTACACCAGGACGAAGTCCTCGAAGAACCGGGCGGTGCCGATCACCGAGGATCTGCAGAAGAAGATCAAGGCCGCTCTGCCGTTCGGCGATTGCTACAAGCGCTTCGGCGAGGCGGTCGACGCGGTAGGTCTCGACCTGCCGGCCGGCCAGCTGACCCACGTGCTGCGACACACCTTTGCCAGCCATTACATGATGAACGGCGGCGATATCCTCACCCTGCAACGAGTACTCGGCCACGCCTCGCTTGCGATGACGATGAAGTACGCCCACTTCAGCCCGGGGCACCTGGCTGAGGTGGTCACACTCAACCCGCTGGCAACGGCGGAAATCAAGAAGGACGAAGCATGAAATTTATCGAAGTAACAGACTCCTCCGGCGATAAGTACCTAATCAACCTGCACGACATATCCTTGGTGATTCCGGACGGCAACGATTGGGATTCGGGCTGCACGATCCTTTTCCGGAAGGGCGCCACTCAATACACATCGCTGAGCGTAGGCCTTACGGAAACCGTCAAGCTCAAGAACCAATTGCTCTCTGCCTGATCGTCTGTGGACGATATGTGGACGTGCTCGCGAGATGAAAACTCGTTTTCGTCCCGCAGGAAACGCGAAAGCCCCGCATTGCGGGGCTTTCAATATGGTGCCGGCACCAGGAGTCGAACCCGGGACCTACTGATTACAAGTCAGTTGCTCTACCAGCTGAGCTATACCGGCATTTGAGGGTCGCCATTATATCCATTGCGCGCGGCGAGTAAACCGTTTGGTTACGGTGACTTGCAGTGGCTTATTCAGGCCGCTTCACATTCTGCGCGGGCGCGTCGAGTTCGGCGAGCAAGAGCAGGTTGCGCGGCGTCAGTTGGCTGGGGCAGAAGGTGCCCAGGCGAACGCGGTAGCCCTGTTCTTCCAGCAGTAATGCTCGGTCGAGCAACAGCCAGAGTTCGAGCGGGCGGCGGAACAGGCCGCGCACCAGTTCCAGGTTGCGAACTTCGGCTAGGCGCTGCCAGCCTGTGCGCTCCAGTGCCGGCCAGTCCTCGTCACCGGGCGCGGGTAGTTGCTTGAGCGTGGCGAGGTCGCGGCAGTAGTCGGCGAAGTCTTTCTTCAGCCAGGCGCCGGGCAGCGACGGGGTCGGCAGGTATTCGTCCTGCTGGCGCAGGTGGCGCTGCAGGATGTCGAAGCCCAGGCGCCAGGCCATGGACTGGTCGCGGTTGCGCCGTTCGCGTGCGCCCGCGGTGACGGTTTCGCTCAAGGGCAAACCGAGGTCATCGCGCGTG